ATGGCTACTTTAAAATTGACACTTTTCAAGGCCAAGGCTCTCAAGGATGGGAGGCACAAGGTCAGGGTGGCGGTCTGCCACAAGAGAGAGACTTGTTATATCGTGACGAACGTGATATTAGATAGCGAGTCCCAGTTTAAGAACGGTCAAGTCGTAAAGAGACCGGACGCTTCTTTTATAAACAAAAGATTGAGGAATATGCTTAATGAGTATCAAGACAAGCTTGACTCAATCAAGAATCAGTCATTGTATACATGCGTGCAGATAAAGAGCATGCTGGTGAATTCCACGAGAGATAGCGAGATCGCTACATTTAAGGACGTAAGCTCGTCTTATGAGAGGGAATTGATAGAGAACGGAAGTGTTGGATACTCGAAGCTGATAGAACGGAATTGCCGGTATTTTACCGAGTTCGTCAAGGGGGACATATTCCTGTCTGACATTACCCCCGAGTTGATAGAGGGTTATTCTCGGTTCTTGAGGAATAAGAAGGGCATAGGGGAGGCCACGAACTCCATGATGATGAGACATACCAAGACGATAATCAATAAAGGGGTTAAAAGAAGGCTCGTGAAATATGATGTCCATCCATTTATAAACTTCCAGATAGCGACTTCCCCTGTGCGTGAGGTTGATATATCTTTTGATTCCTTCAATCGTTTGCGAACGGCCAATCCATCGGAGCGCCGGTTAAAGGTGGCTCATGATTTGTTTTGTCTGTCATTTTATCTTGGGGGTATCAACCTTATAGATCTCCTTGATATTGATTTCCGGGGAGTTGAGACATTGGAGTATGTGAGGGCCAAGTCCAGAAATATGACAAGGGGAGGCAATAAGATCGTGTTCTCGATACCGGAGCAAGCGAGGGAGATTATAGATAGATGGATGAATAAGAGGACTGGTAGGTTGGATTTCGGATATAAGTTCTCTTATCCTAATTTTTCGAGATATCTTTCTCGTTCGCTATCCAAGTTGGCGCAGTCGCTAGGGATAACGGAAAAGGTGGTGTATTATTCCGCTCGTAAGTCTTTCGCCCAATACGCTTCCGAGATAGGTATACCGGATGGGGTCATAGACTATTGCTTGGGACACTCGGACAAATCGAAAGGCGTGATACGTTATTATACGAAAGTAAAGAAGTTCCAAGCGGACATGGCTATATCAAGGGTGATTGATTACATAAATAATCCGGATCGCTACCGGGATTATGTGGAAATGAGGAGGGATATAATGATGATGCGTGGGTGATCTTTCTTTTTTTATCAGCGATGCTAAATAATACGGTAATATGATAAACTTTCATAAGCCGCCTATGGTTATAAAGATACGGCAGTATGGCAACAGTATTACTTATCGTGTGACAAGAGAGTATAGCTTAAATGGTTAACCTTGAGTATGATTGCGTATCGTCTTAAATAATTTTCAATCATAAAACGTAAATGTTATGGAAAGGAGCGATCGGCTTATAGAATTGCTAGAGATTTTAAAAAGGGCGGAATGTATATTTATTGAGCAATGGAAGATCTTGTACAAAGAGGACGAGGTGGACATGGGAGATATTTTCAATATATTCTATAGAGGTAGTAATGATTGTGAAATTCAGATTAAAAGATTGATAATTAAGAATATAGACAATGTAGTGTGTAATAGGATGGAGGCTGTATGACAATTTGGGCTCTACGAAATGTAAAATAGACCAATAAAACACGCCCGTGTCAGAAAAAACACGGGCGTTATACTTTTTTGATGCGACAAATAGAACTATTTTGTCCTTTCGACCAAAATCTTTGAAATTCGAACTTGCAGTTGTTGCAACTCAAGGCTGCTCAACCCTTCTATATCTACATTTGCAACCTTTACTTTCTTATTGTTCTCGTCAAAGGAATTTTTCCTCTCCTCCAAAAGAGCGGTTACTAACTCGTCTATTTGCCCCTTGATTTTTTGAGCCTTTAGCTCATAATTGATAGTTCTTGCCATGATATTAGTTATTTAGTTAAACACTATACAAATTTAGGGAATATTCACGATACAATGATTGTCATTCCTTATTTTCTTTCTCTTTCTCTTCCAAGACTTTTTTAAGCTGATATAGGCTCAAAATATCATACTCAAATGTCGGATTGTCCCAATTTTTCCGGACAGAGTTCGTTTGGACAGAGATAAATTTTCGTAAGTCAAAGATATATTGACATTGTGACAGTCTTATCTCGTTAAATGTTATCTCGTAGTTATCAAACCACTCTAAAAGTTGTTTAAGCTCTTCGTTCATGATATAAATGATTAACACCCCGCGAATATACGCAATTTAACCTTGCGATTTTAGGATATAAATAATTTTGTCTATATTTGCTTCAAGTTTGTGACTTGTATTATTGATTGGATATTATGTTTAACAATATAATATAGGTCACTTATGGATTTTTATAACAACTCATCTCAAAGGCAACAAGTGGACGTTTACTGTCCTGTCCATCATAATTGGATTGGCCACTATGATTATGGCTCCAAGGGGGTCTATTATTGCTGGTGCAAGAAATGCAAGAAAGAAATCAAAATCGTTATGGGAAAATGAAGAGGTTGACACAAAAACAAGAGAATTTCTGTAATTATTATATCGAGTGCGGCGGGAACGCTTCCGAGGCGTACAGGCGTGCCTACTCTTGCGATAAATGGAAAGATAAGTCCGTATGGGAGAAGGCTTCGGCTTTATTGGATGATGTCAAGGTTCAGTCAAGGGTAAGGGAACTGCAAGAGGAGCAGAAAGTTAAATCTGATATAACCAAGGAGAAATTACTGGGCGAGTTAGGTAACATAGCGTTCTCGTCCATAGCCCACCTTCACAATACATGGATAGAACGCAAGGAGTTCGAGAGTCTAACGGACAAGGAGAAGTCGGCTATCAAGAGCATATCTACTAAAATCCTGAAGAAAAATATAGGGACGAGCGATGACCCGGAGATCATTGACGTGGAATATGTCAAGATAGAGATGCACGATAAGCTGAAAGCCATAGAACGTATCTGCAAGATGCTTGGCTTTGACGCTCCAACCGTTGTAGACCTTGGCAAATCGCTGATCGGAATAGATACCGGAATAGATGATTAGTGTTCTATTTTTAAATAAATGGCTATGTTTGTTAGAAAAAATACGAGGTCTATAATTTTATAATTGTTCTATATTTAATATTTTGGGAGCTGATACGGATAACAGGAGGATAATAAGCTACAAGAGGTTCAATCCGAACTTTCACCATTTGAAGCTGGCGTTGGGGAATGACGATATAAGGTTCATCTTCATGTACGGGGGATCGTCTTCCGCCAAGTCTTTCTCAGCGGCCCAAGCCTTCTTGTTAGAATGTATATCCAAGGGCTATAACACGATGGTATTCCGTAAGACCGGCGCTACCATAGTGGACAGTATTTACAAGACATTCCAAGAGGCGGCTAAGTCCCTGCATATAGAGTCTTTCTTCAAGCCCTTGGAGAACCTTATAAAGTGTTTCAACGGTTCCTATATCCGGTTCAAAGGGCTGGACGATCCGGAGAAGATCAAGGGTCTCGAATCTTATCAGTACGTGTTTTGCGAGGAGATATCCGAGTTCGATGAATCCGACTTGAAACAGATAAGGAAGCGTCTCCGTGGTCGCAAGGGACAGAAGATCGTAGCTCTATTTAACCCGATATCGGAGGATCATTGGATCAAGAAAAAGATATTTGATACCGAGACATTGACCGAGGTGGACAATCATCTGTACGGGAAGCTCAAGGATAGCGTAACGGGTAAGATACTGCCAAAGGAATATTCCGAGATAGGGAGGAAATGGGTCAATTCCGAGCGGACCATATACAATCCAAGAAAAAAGACTTACGAGACGCACCGCCCGGATATGGTTATCATCAAGTCCACCTATCTTAATAATTTCTGGGTCGTAGGGTCTCCTGATGGCACGTATGGCTTTTATGACGCTCAGACGATAGCGGATTTCGAGAGGGATAAGGAAAGGGATTATGCTTATTATCTGATATACGCCTTGGGCGAGTGGGGGACGATAAGGACGGGTGGCGAGTTCTTCCACGCCTTCGACCCCGCCAAGCATAAGGGCAAGTGCCCATATGTCAAGGCTCCCGTGCATATATCGATAGATAACAACGTCCTGCCTTATATCTCCATCTCTTTTTGGCAGGTTGAGATCGGGGATATAACGAGGATAAGGCAGATTCACGAGGAAACCCCGTCCGATCCGTTCAACACGGTCACCAAGGCCGCCGAGATCGCCGTTGAATATCTGGAGGGGATAGGGCATGATGATATGGTCTATCTTTATGGGGATGTATCGACCAAGGCCGGGAATACGATAGATGACGATAAGAGGTCTTTTTTCGATAAGTTCAAGGAGGGTATAGACAAGAGATTCCGCAGCGAGGACAGGTTGCCTAGATCGAACCCATCCGTATCCATGACAGGGGAGTTTATCAATGCGATATATTCCGGAGATATAAAAGACGTGTCCATCATGATCGACGAGAGTTGCGAGACATCGATAAACGATTATATCACCGTAAAGAAGGATGTCAACGGGGCGATGCTCAAGCAGAGGGTAAAGGACAAGATTACGGGTCAGTCCTACGAGAAGGCAGGTCACCTTAGCGATGCAAAACGTTATTTTGTCACGGAGATATTAAAGGATAGGTATACGTCTTTCTCGCTAAGGAGAAGGCACAATAAAAATAAGGAGGAGGATATGAGATATTACGATCACGTAAAATTGGATATATCGAACGCCATGAGGATGGTCTATGTGGCAGTCAATCCTGACGGGCTTGCGGGTATGGCAAAGGTGGCGTTGATGAACGGGAAGGCGTACGTTCTGGATGCCTCGTTGAGGGATATCACGGAGGCTGGAGTTCTAAAGGATTTCTTGCGTCCTATAGGATGGAGTGATGTCGTGTTTGAGAGCGACAAGGCTTATTTCCCTGTAGCTAGGGAGATAAGGGAGAGCGGGGAGTGCGATATAAGGATAAGGAAGAGGGCTTCCGATGCAAGATTGAGGATATCCGCCCATTCGGAGACCGTGAGAGATCGATTTTATTTTCTCGACAATTACGAGGAGAAGGATGATTATCTGTCGTTTGTCGAGAATATGCTAGATTATGGGGGCAAGGATGGAGGGGAGTCGCTGTGTTGCCTATCCGCTATAGCGGAGATTTTGGTACGAAACAATATTTAAAACGAATATATTATGGGTTTGTTTGATTTTTTCAGGAAAGAGGATAAGGTGGCGAATGTGCCCGATCGTCCTCCAAGGTCGAGAGGACTCGTGGATTTGTCCGGTTATCTGGGGGTGTTCAGCCCCTATACCTGTTCCGGGAATTTTATCGAGGCTTTCGAGACCATGGGAGAGGTCTTTTTCCCCGTGGATTTCTTGGCTAGCAGGATAGCGGGCGGCAATTATCAATTAAAATTAGCGAAGGATGATTCCGTGGTGTTCAATAACGAGGAGATGAACCGTTTTTTTAGCGATCCTAACCCTTTATTCTCGTTCGAGGATTTGGTTAAGATGTTTTTTGTCTATAAGTATGTGACAGGTAATGGATTCTGGCAGGCCTCCCCGTCTGTAGGGGGGATAAAGCCTAAGGAGCTATGGAAATGGTGCGATACCTATTGGGTCTTGCCAAGTGATCAGGTCGTGATAAACAGCCCGATGTCCATTCCCTTGTTCCAGCCGTCAACAAAGGAGGATATAATCAACAGCTATCGTATTTCCACCAACTCGGGGCTTATGGATATAGACCCGTCTCTGGTCATCCACTACAAGGATATAAATATGCGATTGAATAGCTCATACCTAAAGGGACGTAGCAGGTTGGAGACCCAACGTTATCCTATCGCCAACTTGGTCGCCGTGTACGAGGCAAGGAATGTCATATACGTTAAAAGGGGGGCCTTGGGATTGCTGATAAGCAAGAAATATGACGCTGATGGTTCCCTTCCACTCACCGACAAGGAGAAGAGAAACATAAGGAAGGAGTGGAATGACAATTATGGGTTGACTAATGACAGGTCCCAGATGAGCATAGTGGATGTCCCTACGGAGTTCGTGAGGATAAACATGTCCATCCAAGAACTTATGCCTTTCGAGGAGACTTTGGCGGACGCTATACAGATAGCCGGTATATATGGTATACCTTCAGTGCTGATTCCACGCAAGGATATGGCCAAATACGACAATCAGGATATCGCCGAGATATCCGTTTATTCCAATATCGTTATTCCTGAGGCCCGGAAATTCTGCCGATCGATGACCTCCTTTCTTGGCCTTGATAAGTCCGGCATGTATATAGACGTGGATTTTAGTGGCGTAAGCGTATTGCAAGTACGTGATAAGGATATGGTAGAGAAGAGGCGTATCGTATCGGAGAAATGCCAGAAGGAATTCATGGGAGGCGTATTGACGTTGAATGACTGGAGAGCGCAGATAGGGGAGAGCAAGGTAGGGAACCCCTTGTATGACAAGTTGGTTTACGATATGTCTACCGAGGAATTGGCCTTGGTCAAGGAGATCATATCCTTAGCTAGGTCTGGCGGTCCATCAAGGAGCGTCTCATTCTCTTCTGGAGGGACTTCTGATAACAAAAAACCGTCCGACGAGGGCGATGACGATAGGGGTGATGTTGATGATGATAAAAAATGATTCTATAGTTTTGCTTTTTAATATATTAACCCTATATTTGTAGGACATAACAAAAAAAGAAATTAGAGCCTAAGAGCCATACCCGGCGGGAGTCGTATCCTGCGGGGTATGGCTCTTTTTATTTATACCGACATGGAACCGTATAGAAGCATATTATTTAAGACCAAGTCCACGGACGTGGATGAGAAAGGAATAGTCAAGGTGGCCGTTAATGGTATCGGGATAAAGGACAGCGACGGCGATATATCGTCTCCCGGTTCTTTCTCCAAGACGCTCCAAGAGAATTTCAACAGGTGCAAGTGGTTTCTCAACCATGACAAGACCAAGCTTCTTGGCTGCCCTATAGAGGGAGTGGAGGAGGATGGCAATCTGGTCATGACCGGGCAGATCAATCTAAAGAAGCAGATAGGCGTAGAGACGCTGGAGGATTACAAGCTATACAGGGATCATGGCAAGACCTTGGAGCATTCCGTGGGCGTTAGGGCCGTGAAGCGGGATTCCAATAACCCGGCTATCGTTAAGGAGTGGTTCTTGGGCGAGTATAGCACGCTGACCCATTGGGGTGCTAATCCTCAGACATTCTTGATGGATATAAAGGAATTGAGGGGTAGTGACTTGAGAGATCATATAAATATGATGCGTGACGCTTTAAATAAGAGATATAGCGGAGATAAGCTCAAGGCTCTTGAGGCTAACATATCTATCGTAGAGAAAGCGTTGATCGGATCTAATATAGTACAGTGCCCTCATTGCGGGCTGGCTTTCGATTATGAGTCAGTACCGGAACACACTTTGGAGAGCCAAGTGATCGATGCCGTCGGTGACTATTCACGATGGATAACGGAGGATGTGGTATATCAGGAGATGGAAAAGATCAAGCCGGAGTTACAAGACCGTATCTTGGAGATAATCAACTCCAAGAAATCCGTTGATGATTTCGCCTCTTATGTCCGCTGCCCTAAATGTTATTCCAGAATATATAGAAGCAACACCCTTATATCTGAGCCGGAAGACTCCACTCAGATAGAGAAACATAAAGCCGCTAGATGCACTTTAGGGTCTCTAGGTGATCTTATTAATAACAATTAATTAATTTATTTATGTTGAAGAAAGGTTTTTATGAGAATTTAGGAGGTCTCGCTATCATGGCGTTGACCTTGGTGGTTTTTGCCGTTATCGCATGCGTAGGCGATCCGGCCTATGCCTTGGCGGTTGCGCCGGTATTGTCCTTCTCCGGTTTCGCCAAGAAGGAGAGTGAGTTGAGTGACGAGGAGAAACAAACGCTTGGGACTATCGAGAAGATGGTCAACAAGTGTCTGGAGGATTACGGATCTAATGTCATAGACAGGAAGGAGTACGAGGAGACGATGTCCGAGATTAGCGAGAAGCTTAAATCTCTAGGTTCCGGTAATAACAATAAGGAAGTCACGGAGATTCGTGATATCATCAAGTCCATGGGCAAGGAGATTGAGCAAATGAAGGGGCGTGGCATCACCTTGGGGGGAGATAGCCCTCTTGAGAAAAGTATCAATGAGTTCCTTGACTCTGAGAAATTCAAGCAATATGTAGATGGTAAGACGAAGTCCTCCGGGAATTTCCATTTGGATTTGAAGGACGTGGTCAGTATGACGGATAGTTATACGGGCAATATCTTGATCAGTCAGCAGCAAAACAGGGTCGTTACGCAGGTAAGCGAGAAAAAGATCAATTTCCGTAATCTCATGAGCGTCGATCAGGGTGATCCTGCCTTCCCGATGTTGACATGGCAGTTGATCTACGACTTGGATCGTAACGCCACTTTCGTGTCCGAGAACGGGCGGTTATCCCAATCATCCTTCAAGTTAAAGGAGGAGAGCTCGGAGGTTAAGCGTGTCGGTACCTTCCTCTATTTGTCCAAGAGATTGCTCAAATCTAGGGTATATGTTCGCTCATGGTTGATCAATCGCTTATCCTCATGGGTAAGGATGGCCGAGGATTTCCAGATCATGTTCGGTGATGGAACGGGTGATAACCTGAAAGGTATCACCAAATACGATGGTGTTAAATGCGTATCCGATATCATAACCGACGCGGTTGTCAGCAGAGAGGCCGGATCTATCAAGGGAGCGAGAAGCTACAATGGCGGAAAAGCCACTATCGTGGAGTTTACCAACCCGCAGGACAAGATCGTCGACGGCCAGAAGATTAAGATAGAGGGTGTAACCACGTTTACGGCTTTGAACGACACTTTCGACGTCCATAAGATGAATGATCGGGAGATCATGGTCGAGGTTGCTTATACGGGCTCAGGGGTGTTTACCTCCGCTACTTTCGAGGTGAAGAATAATTTCTTCAACACCGTCGCATCCCCGAACCTAGGGGACGCTGTCAAGGCCATCTTCGGTGTCATGACGTACGCTGAGTATACCCCGAATATGATCGCCATGAACCCATCCACCTTGTTTGAGATCGAGACCTTGAAGGATACGTCCGGTCGGGACTTGAATCTCGTGACGTTGGTGAACGGCGTGAAATACGTGGCCGGAAGACCCGTTGTCGAGACCACTTGTATCATGCCGGGGTATTATTTCGTAGGGGACATGGTTAACGGGGCCTCCTTGGTGGATTATACCTCTATCAATATCGAGTTCGCCGATGATATCGAGAGCCGATTGAAAAACCAGACGGCGGTGATCGTGGACGAGGAGGTTATCATGCCGGTATACAACCCGTGGGCGTTCGCCTATGGCAAGTTATCCGACGTATTGACCGCTATCAAGAAATCCTCTTAATACATAATGACATGAGGGTTTCTATAATTATAACGGGTGAGGAGATGGAGGTCGACAAGGTCATTCAGGAGAATTCCATACGAAAGGAGCTTGGCATGATCGATATATCCTCAAAGACCCCGGTTGGGACAAGAAAGAGAATCCCGGACACGGATACCAAGACATCCGTCTTCGGGGACTCGAAAATGTCACTTGATAAAGATAAATAGCGATGATAATAGACAATGCGTACTTCAAGGGAGACCTTAGGATACAGGGACTCGTGATACCGGAGGACGGGGGATTCTCCAATGAGGCTTCCAATGCCATATCGGAGAACGTGGTATGGTATATCGAGACCTACGGGGACGAGTACCTCGTCTCGCTCATGGGAGGATATTATGACTCATTCGTCGATTACGCCGATAATGGCAGGAAGGGAAACGACATGTTTGATTATATCCTAGGGATATTGAGATCGGATAGGTCTCCCATGGCTATGTATGTCTATTTTCATTACCAGAGAAACGAGACGCTAATATCCGTATCCTCCACGTCCGATGACGTGGACGTGAGGCGGATATTGGCGCATACCTCAAGGATGATGACCCAAGCTTGGAATAATATGGTGGATATCAACATCGGGATATCGGATCGCATAAGGGAGTCTTTCAAGGAGGACATGGATATTGACAGGAATATATTGACCCATATAAATGAGATGAATATATGAATGTCTTGGTGGATATATTCAGGGATATCGTCGCTGGCGTTTCAAAAGACGTTGGGTATATGGTCAATTACCAATTCGGTGATTGGCAATATATGGCCAAGACGCTTTCCGCCATGGGGAAGGCACCCGTAACGGCGGGAAGGAAATATCCTATGATAGGGTTATATTCCCCGTTCGACGAGGACAAGTCCAACCCTTCATTAACGTCCGTGAGCCTTTCCTTGATAATAGCCGTGAATACGTTGGGGAATTATACCAATGAGGAGCGATTGGAGAAGTCCTTCAAGGCTACGTTGTATCCGGTATATGACAGCCTTATAAGGAGGATATCCAACGATCGCAAGTTTGATATAGGCCCCGGGGCGATAGTATCCCATGTGAAGACCGATAATTTCAGGTATGGAAGGGCTGGCGTGTATGGCGAGGGGAAAAGCGAGTTCGACGATCGCATAGACGCTATTGATATTAAGGATTTAAGATTAAATGTAAAAAATATAACATGTAGATAATTATGGCAGTAAAAATGTTCAGGGACTGCGGTTCCGAGATTTTCAATACCGGCACGAGCAAGTGTCCGTTTGTTCCCGACTATATCAAGGCGATCATACTCACTCCGGTAGGTATGACGTTCAAGATATCCGATTTTGACACGAAGCTGGGAGAGTACGCCCACGCCGATCGTCCGAACCGTGTCTATCCGATCTCGACGATCGCTGAGTACGCCACTTCCGGAGGCGAGGCCCAGACATCCGCTACCGGTTATGGCTCGTCCAAGATCACGGGTTATAGCGAGCTTGTCGAGACTTATACGATGAACGATTATGACGAGGGCTTACGAACCAATCTCATGAAGCTCAAGAACGAGAGCATGAGGGTGATCTTCATCGACAAGAATAATGTCGTATATGGAGAGAAGACCGATACGGAAGGTGATTTCAGGGGATATGAGCTCGGTGCCGTTTATCCGGGTGGACAGAGGTTCAAGAGTTCCGGAGAGAACGCATCGCTTACGATCAATCTCGTTTATAAGGATGTTGAGAAAGCATGGATGAACGCTATATCTTTCACTAGCGATATCGATATCTTGGACGAGGCGAAGGGATTGGTCTGGGTGGATGTCAAGAAATTACCCGAAGGAGAGAATAAGTTTAAGGTGGTGGAGCATTACGGAGGTTTTGACCTTACCGAGATGTACGGGACGTTGTTAGGTAACTCCTCTGTATGGAATAACGCTTCTGCGGCTACTTATAACGCTGATGACGGCACTCTTACTTTGACCCCTTCATCCGGCACTCCCGCGCTCAAGAGGCCATCCGAGTTATACGCCGAGGACGTTAAAGGAATAGAGCAATGGTCATAAACGGGGTATCGTTCAATGATGAGGCTTGTCTCGGTATGGGAAGGAAGGCTTTCGTGAAGGCTCACGAGGGATCTTTCTTCCTTGACCGGGGAATGGCGGATCGAAGGAGGATACTATGTGACGCTTATGATATAATGGAGAGGAACCATGGGGACGATAGCGGGAGTGGCGAACGCCGTGAGGACGCTGGAGAAGAACTTCTGGCCGGAGGTTACGAACAGCTTGAGGGAGAGCGAGGGATTGATCCATGACTTGATCACTGATCAACTCATGTCCGGGTTAGACGAGAACAAGGAGCCTTTGAAGCCTACCTATCTGGATGACCCGTATTTCGTGGAGACCACGAAGACCCCAAAGGCGGCGAGGGCCAAGGCCAGATGGTACAAGGCGATGAAGGAAAGCATAACCCCGCCTAGGTCCTCTGACATACTCCATCTTCCGCCACGAGACCCTAACACCCCCAACCTTATCATACGAGGCGATTACCACGCCAGTATAACGCCGATCGTGCAAGGCGGCAAGGATGGTGGCAAGATAGTCACGAGATCCATCGGTTTCTATGCCGGTGACGACGCTTTAGAGAAGAAATACGGCCCCGGTCATCTGGGTTTGACCCCGGAGGCTAGGGCTTATTTGATTGAGGAGCGGGTTGTTCCCGCGTTGGATAAGTTATTCAAGAAATACGGGTTCAAATGATAAAGCCGTGCAATTGCGCCTCGCAGAACAAGGCGATGGCCACATACGAGAACATAAGGAGGCTGGCTATCAAGATGGCCGTTTCCGATAAACGCATTTACGTGCTTATCCGTAAAACGGATGGCACGTTTGCCTTCGAGCCTTTAGATGCCATGGTATCTAAAGGCGATATTGTTGAATATATCCATTATTTATAAATAGTATGGCGAATATATACACGACATGCGACGAGATACCCTTATGCAAGTTCATCGAGATGTACAAGGGAAATCTTAACGCCCTTATAAAAGGAGGGAGGACCAAGCCCACCGAAGGGGAGTTAAGGAAAGCGGCGATGGGGCTTATTGACGAGTATTCCGTTATAACCGGTAACAAGAATATCGCTATCGAGATAGAGGATCGGTCAAGGGCGGTGGATTGCAATATCAAGCTTATCCTGTTGGAGTCGGCAGATCATTTGATAGACGCTATGATGTACGCTGACGCTTCGGATATTCTTGGCAGGGTAGGTATCCGCATGCCGGAGGAGCCGGGAGAGCAAGATCTGATCGTCGCTAAAAAGAGAATCCAGTCCAAGATGTCACAAGTGAAATATAGCCTGAGCGTTCTGGATAGGAACAAGTCTAAGGTGGTAGACCCCAAGGATAAAGATTTCACCCGTGAGAGAATGATCGTGTCCACCTATTTCAAGATGCGTATCGATCCTGACACGTTCACCGCTGCCGAGTACGGGAATATGATAAGGATTATGTTTAACCAATTAGAGGACATGAGGAATTATGGCGGGAAACGAGACTAAGATCACTGATATAGTAGGGAAAGAGGCGTTTGATCAACTGGAGCGTCTGGATAGGAAATTAGCGGATACGCAGAATGTCTATATCGGGTTGGTAAAAGAGATAGGGAAAGGGTTGACGATAAATCCCTCAAGCTTGTCAGAGTTGAACGCCAAGATCGAGGGGTACAAGAAAAATGTATCAGCGCTTAAAAGCACGATTGACACTCTCAATAAGACCAATGACCAGTACAAGAGAAAGATTGATGAGCTGATAGAGGTTAACAAGAGATATGCGGAAGCGGCTGGGAAAGTTCAAAATAGTTTAGATCAATCATCCTCTTCCGTAGCCAAGGAATCAAACGCTATCTCGGAGAACATGAAAGCCAAGCAACAAGAGGTTGTCATAAGTCAGGAATTGAAGGGACTCATTGACCAGACATTGGGATCTAGGGAGGAGAATATACGCAGGGTCGCTCAAGAAAGGACGATATTGGCCCAACTATCCAAGGAGAAAAGCCAATTGAATAAAATGGAGAAAAGCGGGGCTATCTCAACTAAAGATGCCGCGCAAAAGAGGCAGGATCTGGTAAGGTCTGAATTGCTTCATCGAGAATCCTTGAGAGAGCTGTTGAACATTCTTACGAATGAGACAAAAATGATCAACTCGGCCAACGATAGTTATCAAGAGCAATCATTGCAATTGGAGAGGCTGAGAAAGGCATATCGGATGCTTTCCACGGAAGCCGCTAACAGCAAGTTAGGAGTAGAGTTGCAAAAGAATATAGCGGCTTTGGACACTCAGGTAAAATCTGTTGATAAAAGTCTGGGACAGCATCAGAGAAACGTGGGTAATTATGTCTCCACATGGGATGGAATGGGAAACGCAATCAATCAATTAACCCGTGAGTTTCCCGCATTCTCGGTATCTCTACAGACCGGCTTTCTCGCTATCTCTAACAATATCCCTATATTGGTAGACCAAATATCTCGGATAAGGAAGGAGAACGCCGCCTTACGGGAGGAGGGACTGAAAGGTGTTCCTGTGTGGAAGCAGATAGCTAAGTCCGCTTTGTCTTGGAATACCTTGTTGTCGGTTGGTATAACTCTACTTACCGTATATGGTAAGGATATCTTTGAGTGGGGTAAAAACTTATTGTCATCCTCTAGCTCGGCTAAGGCCGCTTCGGAAGCCCAGAGAGACTTGAATTCATCCACCGGGGATTATGCCAAGGCTTTAAAGAACTCGACATCATCATATGGGGAGAATCTTGTAACATTACGCAACCTGCAAACGGAATGGAATAATTTAGGAGATAATCTCAATAAGCAGAAGCAGTTTATCATTGATAACGCCTCTGAGTTTAAGAAATTAGATGTGTCAGTTACGGATGTTAATGACGCAGAGAATCTGCTAGTAGATAATACGGAGGCCTTTATTAATGCTATGTCATTAAGGGCACAAGCGGCAGCTGCGCAAAAATTAGCTCAAGAAAAATACACAGAAGCGTTACAAAAGGAAATCGAGGCTGAAAACAGAAGAAAAAATCCTACGTTTTGGGATAGGTTTGATCTTACAAAGGTATTAGATCCAACAGCTCAATCTCTATTATTTTTGACTGATAGATTTGAAGTCTTTTACAATACGTCAGATGAAGCTTTAGCTAAAGCCGGCAAAGCGGCTGATTCTATAGAAAAGGAAGGTAAGGAGGCTGAAAAGGCGGGAAACATATATCTGAATGCTATGCTTAAATTGAGAGAGGAAGAAAATAAAATATTAGGCAATTCCGATATTCAACTATACTCTAACGAGGAGAAACTTAAACGACAGCAGGAGCAAATAGAACGAGAGGCCAAGCGTAGGGAGAAATTAGAGATGGAGGCCGAACGGAATATTCAGGAGGCCCGTCTTAATGTGATGGATGAGGGGTATAAGAAAGACCGTCTTCTCTTGGAGCAATCTTTCCAAAAGCGTATCGACGACGTAAAGACGAAAGGCGTAAGGGTTAATGAGCAAATTGAGGCTATTGAGGCTGAGAGAAGCAAGAAGTTGGCGGAATTCGACCGTAAGATCTCGGAGCAAAGGGCTAATGAGGAGGCTCAAAATCGTCTTGCGATTGCAGAAAAGGGAAGTTTGCAAGAGCTTGACGCTCGCTTGGATATATTGCAACTACAAAAGGATAAAGAATTAAGAGAGGCGGACAAAACGGGCGCAGACAAGCTCTTGATCGAAGAGAAGTACGCCAAGATGATACAAGACGTATGGGATGAGTGGGGGAAAGGCGAATTAAAGAGACAACAGGAGTTGGACGATGAAATGTTATCCCAGCGTCAGTTAGATATTAAGCGTCAAATGACGGAGCTAACGAAAAACTATGACGGGAACATTAAAGACCGGGAAAAATACAATAAGGAAATGTTGAGGCTACAGGAGGATTTCGCCTTGGAGTCCCTACAAATCCAGATTGATACCCTTCGTAATAATCTCGATTTGCTTCCTTACGATGAGAGGATCAAAGCGGAAAAAGAATTGACCAAGCTGTTAGGTCAACAAGAGGATATAAGATTGAGGCAGGCGCAAAGAAAAAGCGATGAGGATTTAGAGTATCAGAAGAAGATTGAGGCCGCAAAGAAACGCTTGATACAAGAATCAATAAAGGCATTTATATCTATAGGCAATTCTTTATTTGAGCGTCAAATACAAAATGTAGAGGCCGAGATCGAGGCCAACCAAGAGGAGTATGACGCTAAGGTTGAGACTATAGACGCTCTTGCCGAGAAAGATATAATAACGACAGAGGAAGCCGAGGCCCGCAAGCGTGCGGCGGAGGAAGAGACCAGCCGCAAGAACAAGGAACTGGAGAAGAAAAAAGCTGAGTTGCAGACTAGACAGGCCAAATTCCAGAAGTCTATAGATATAGCTCAGACTATTGCGGCCACGGCACGGGCGATAATGGTAGCTTACAAAGAAACGGGACCTATCGCTGGAGCTATCTTTGCAGCTATGATAGCGGCTACCGGAGCCGTGCAACTCGCCACGATCATAGCCCAACCCATCCCCAAATACGCCCATGGTACCGACAATCACCCCGGCGGTTTGGCTATCGTTGGCGATGGAGGCCGTAGCGAGGCGGTATTGGTAGGAGATAAAGCGTACATCACCCCGGATAAGCCCACCCTGCTATCATTGCCAGCGGGAGCAGAGGTCGTTCCGGATCTCAATGATCCTGCTTTCCTTAGCCGCTTCGTGGATAACACGTATTGGCTTACCCATAACAAGAAAGGCGAGCCGGTTCAGATCGTCAATAATTTCGACGCTGAAGGGATAATAAGGGCTAATAATGAGATAAAAAAAGAGATAGGCAAGCTATCTAAAACCATATCCAAGGGTAGCAAGAGCATCAATTTCGAGAATTACAAGAGATCGAGGATGAATTGAGCGTAAAACTTGCTTTTCTTATTCTTTCTAGTTATATTTGCTGGACATATAAGAAGACAGTAGAGCCTTAGAGCCATACCCGATAGAGTCACGTCTATGGGGTGTGGCTCTTTTTGTTTTTACTGGTCAGCCTACCACAACAGGCTAGGAAGATTTTGGGCGACAGCGGTCGCTAACAGCCTCCTTGATACGATGTGTTGTGGCTCGTGTCGGGGAGGCTTTTTCATTAAGAAGTGCCGAAGTAATCAAAATAACAAAGTCGTTTTGATCTTATGGTTAAAATTGCGGGAGAAAATATTTTGAACAATTAAAATTTTAAGATATGGAAGCAATTAAAATTTTTGAGAACGATCGTTTCGGTGAAGTGAGAGTAGCCGGGACAAGTGAGAACCCTTTATTTTGCCTTGCGGATGTTTGCAAAATTTTAGGATTACGTGTAGACGCTGTACAATCAAGACTGACGGATGCCCCCATTCGGATTGGGGTCACCGATTCAATCGGTAGAGAACAGCAAATGAATTTTGTCAATGAAAAGAATCTCTACAAGGTAATCATGCGATCCGACAAGCCGCAAGCCGAACCATTCCAAGACTGGGTATGTGGAGAGGTTCTCCCTTCCATCCGTAAACATGGAGCGTATATGACAAACGACACATTGGAGAAAGCCTTGACCTCGCCCGATTTCTTGATCCAGTTGGCCACAAACCTTAAAGAGGAACAACAAAAGCGTATCGAGGCCGAGCGGAAAGTAACTGAGGCCGCTCCCGCCGTGGCTTTCACGAAGGCTGTTCAATCAGCGAATAGTTCCTGCCTGATCGGTGAACTCGCCAAGCTGATCGCTCAAAACGGGTATTCCATCGGGGAGAAAAGGTTGTTCGCATGGATGCGTGACAATGGATATCTCGGAAAGCATGGTGAGAGATACAATATCCCTAACCAGCAATACGTGGAGCAAGGCTTGTTCGAGTTGAAGAAAGGCGTAAGATCTGGTAATAACGGGGTGTTACATACTACTATCACGCCGAAGGTCACCGGAAAAGGGCAGGTTTACTTCGTGAACAAGTTCTTAGGAAATAAAGAGGCTTGTTAAAAACATAAACAGATAATGAAGTTCAATCGAAAATTCACTAAATTCATCTGATGAAGAACTGAACGCAAAAATGCGTTTAGCCTTTGTTATAGATACTTATGAGGATTCTACAGGAGAAGCATCGTTTTATTGAGTATATCTACAATATTATCTCCAATATGATCAGAGAGAAAGGGGTTGCTTGATTATTATGGTTGCTCAAACAAAATATAGACATGATTTGATTTAGTTTTCATAAGCCCCCTCATGTCGTGAGACAGCAAGGGGGGATAAAAATATTAATGATCGTAAACGTCTCCGAAGTTTGTCTCAATGAAAAATATATAAAATATCTTTCCGTCCTGTTTTCCAACGAATGGCCTATTGTCTCCATTTGCCCTAAAAACGTCCAATTCCACTTCAGGTGTAATAAATTTAGGGAGCCTGTCTTTTGGCTTTATTTGGTCTCGTGTTATTTTCTCAATGCCAAATTCATGTCTTCCTGATACCCTTATCTCTTTCCATCCTAATTCCGATAACTTCTGTAATCTAATTAAAAAGTCATGAAAAAAAGAATGGTCTTTACATTTATCAATTGAAAAGTCTATTAAATATTTAAAAGAGAATAGTGGATGATCTATATTTGATAATGTTTCTATCTCTGATCTACTGATTTTATTATTATATATAGCGTCATTTATAAATTTTAAATCATCATCTTTTTTATTAGCCTTCTTTTTCGACTTTTTCTTTCCATTATTAGATTTCATTTTAAACGAGATTTAAAAAATGAAGTGAGCTTATCTTTTGAAATAACATTTCCTTCTCCTCTTGGGGTAGATATCCAGGGGGATTCATTATGAGTCATATTCATCAAGCCTGTAGCGGAGTATTTACCATACACTTTATACACCTCATTGAATAATGCCTCTTCTTTTCTATCCTCAAAAGAGAACTTTATCTCATTATCCGGAATAATCCCATTTCTACCATTTCCTTTATAATGATTATAAACGGAAGGAACCACCGGACCATACATCCAAGCTTCTATTTCATCATCAAAAAGAGGTGTGCCAAAATATGCGAGATGAAAGCCTTGTTGATAATATAGCATTTTCTGAAGCTTCAAATTTGTCATCAATTCACCGTCACTTGCCCTATATGCTTTAACAAGAAGCTGGTTTGCAATGTCTATTACTTTGTATGCCATGACTTTTAAATTTAATTAGTACAAGATATATATATGATCGATAAATGACCATAAAAAAGAAGGTTTATTCAAATCATATAGGGATAAACATCAATTCTTCTATCAAGTAACTCTTTAGACGTAAGGGATCTGAACTTTACTTGGATATCCTTCTTTTCTGAAACTGCGGTCACAATTTTGCTATTAACATCTTTGGGCCGCATGTCCTTACTGTTTTTGACTGTGCCCATATTCATTCATCTTTGTTGTTTTCGACACAAAGATGAGATAAACTGGATAACAAACAAATTTTTTTTAGCTAAAAAAACTAACAAAGATTAAATATAGTTGTAAGTGGTTGAGTGACAGATATTATATAGTTTTGGGCGTTGAGTCTTTAAATCCGTTTAGGGCATTCCTTAGCAAAACATTGGATTGTCTCATGTAAAAATCCCCTCCTTGCGTAAATGCGGGGAGGGGGGAAATGCTTAATTGAATGATGATCGTATGGCTTGGATTTTTAGTTTAAACATATCTAATATGGATAGTTCATTAGGACTTAGTCCTTTTATGTTCTCTCCACATTCACTACAACAAACATGGTCAATATCATTTTTATGCCCATTAGGACAAATATACTTTTTATTTTCTTTTCCAAATAACCCTTTTACAATCTCATATTTGCCTTTGTCTGGCAAGTTATCTATTTGGGTTATAATTTTATCCATAATTTGTAGATCACTCCTATCATAATAAGGTTTGTCTGCATTCATTGTGCCTATTGCCTTTTTTAAATCTATCTGAATCAAGTCTAAAGTTAAAGAAGGATCAAATAATTGACATTTTCTTATAATATCAAGAACTGATACGTCTTCCTTTAGTTTGTTATATAGAACTTTTGTTGTTATATCGTATGGTAAATTAGAAATAACTTTAGTTATATAGAGTATAGATCTATCATACTGATCAACAGAGTTTGCATAATAAATATACTTTTCTATAAGAGGATAGAGATAGTCGGTAGAAGGATTGTTTATCATAAATTCAAAATCTTCATCTGATATAGGCTTTGCTTCCTTTATTTGGTTTATTATCCTTATTTTCTCTATTGTATCTTGAATTTTTGCAGAAGATATTGAGTTCTGATTGTTGTCTTCTTGCAATTTACATGCAGTTCCTGATGCTGATACCATAAACATTGATTTTCCACCTCCAGATATTTCATCAATGTCTATGTGCAACCCTAGTATTGCATTTCCTCCCTTTTTTATGGTTTTGTTCTTTAAATCGGATATAGCTTCTTCCCTTATAATCTCAAGTTTTCTTTCATATGAACTTGATTTACCCCCAAATATATCAGATAAAGATGCTGACATGTCTGAAAACAAGTTGGTGCCTATAACTAAAGAAGAGCAGACTAACCCTAAATATTCTTGAATAGGCTTATTTTCTATAAAAGAAGTTGTTGTAATGATGATGTCTTTCATGATGTTTATTTTATATAATAATGAAAATAACTAAAATAGAAGGAGAATGAGTGATATAAATGTTAGGTGAATTATTCAGTGAAATATTTTGGAATAAAGTTTAGATCCTTATCAAAAACATAATATAGCGTGTCTAGGATATTAAAAGCGTTCTCTCCATTTTGTTTTACAAATGATGTTTTTAAGAATACTTTAAACTCAAATATTGTATTTGGGTTTTTACGATTATCTATCAAGGTGTCTAATTTTTTAGCCATGTCTGTGTAATAACTTAAAGAGTCTCCGTATTCTTGTAGTTTCTTATTGGCCTCTTGTGCATTATTAATAGACATATCTCTTAAATCTTTCATGCCTATATTGTTATATAAGGTTGCTTCTTGGCTTTCTTTTTTGATTATACTAAGTTGTTCTTTTTGTTTTTTTAGAAAAGATTCTGCTGTTTCTATATACTTTGCAGCTTTGATTTTGTCAATAATATTCTCGTCTATAGTATCATATCCAATAGGAGTAAAACTATGAAATTCAACTTTAAGATTATCCTTAAATGCCATATCATTAATATATGATTTGACCTTACCTGACATTATATCTATATTTTTCTCATATCCATTTTTGCATGATGTTAACAAAATAGACATGATGGATAGTATTATGTATTTCATTTGTTAAACATAATATTGATTAATATTACGCAAATATATATTTTATTGTATTTGTGTTTATGATATTATATGTGTTTTACAACATCATTCCACCTTAATCTTCAATGGATGCCCGCAATTAGGGCATTTATACCCTCCATCATTCTCTTTTTGTACTTCAGAAGGGGAGGCGAAAAGCTGCCATACTGGTACTCCTATAGCATTAGCTATATTGGTTATTACTTTTACTGAAGGATTACCCGATATGCTTTGGTTTAAAGCACTCAAGGTTACATTTAATTTTTCTGCGACTTGTTTAGTAGTCATGCCTTGTTCTTCTATAGCTTCTCTTATTCTCATGATGTAAAGTTATTTCTTGCACAAAAGTATTTTTATTAATCATACAAACAAGGTATGTCTTGTGTAATTAATGTTAAAACAAAGATATATCTTGTTTTATTTATTGTTTAGACAAGATATAGCTTGTATATTTGCATCGTCAAAATAAAACAACAGTACAATGGCAACACAGAAATATAACAAGAGTGAGATTATGAAAGAAGCGCATAAGATCTATAGAGAGTGCAAGATGTACGGACGTACATTCGGCTCGTGCCTTAAACAGGCTTGGGGATCGGCGAAAGCGATGGTGCAGCTTGCGGAAAAACGTGCGGCGTTTGCCAAGGAACTTGCGGAAAGATCCCATGCTGTAAGACTTACTCATGTCGGTATGGCTAGCCTTTACGGTAACAGGGTTTATTCGGGTGATTGATATACATTAATAATATAAGGAATATGGAAACGATAGAAGTTTTGAAGAACGTGCAAAGGATTGCGTTGGAGTGTATGATCGGAAGGAAACCGGTACATATAAATGTAGGCGTTATGCCGGAGACGGGCGGTTTATGCGTCACCGTACAGGACAGATCTCACGAGGTAGTCTACATGGAGATATTCAATGACTGGATGCCGGATCACAAGGAATGGAATAAAAAGACCTACGATAGGTTCATGAGTGTAATTAGCGACATGACCTGCGTAAGGCTTGCGGGATAACTCGAACGACGGGGAGAGGATCGGAAGTAGATGCCCCTCCGGTAATATCGCCGGAGGGTTTGAAGGGATTTTCAACAACAAATATATTAAGATCATGAAAGAATTAGTATTTAAAGGCGATAATAATCGCATTTTCACGAACAGCTTATTGGTCGCTGAGAAGTTTGGCAAATTACATAAAGATGTAATGAGAGCGATAAAAGCATTATTGACATCGGCGCAAAATTGCGCCAGTCTCTTCATAGAGTCGGAATATCCAGACAATTATGGACGTATTCAGCCAATGTATATTATGAATCGTGATGGATTTACATTATTGGTTATGGGCTTTACTGGTGATAAGGCCCTTCAATTCAAGTTAGATTATATTGAGGCTTTCAACCGTATGGAAGAGCAGATCAAGACTGGAGATTTCCAGATTCCACAATCTTTCTCGGAGGCGTTGATGTTGGCGGCCAAGCAGCAAGAGCAGATAGAACAGGCAAATAGAACTATCAGCAAGCTCCAGCCCAAGGCCGATTTCGCGGACAAGGCTTTCGAGACCTCGGACAAGGTTGATATCGGTATGGCTGCGAAGATATTGAAATTAGGGTTCGGAAGAAACATCCTCTTCAAGAAGCTTAAAGAAATAGGCGTGTTCTTCTCCAACCGGAACGAGCCAAAACAGAAGTACATCAACGCCGGGTATTTCGAGATGACCGAGAAGTTTATTGAGAGGGAGAATCATCCGGGCTTTGTCGTGACGAAGGTACTCGTAACCCAGAAGGGGCTGGCTTACATAAACCATCTTCTGGGAGGTGATCCCGGTGACGGTAAGATTACTAGGATTGTTTGAAAGATTCCTTTCCTTGACTATGCCAAGTATAAAATGTGACCTAAATAGATTAGATGTACGGATTTAGTACGTATACCCAAGACTTTAACATTTTGTGACTTGAAAATAATTGTGAAATATTAAAAGATTGATTGAATATGAAAGAGAATGAGATTAAAAGCATCGTCGTGAAAGCCGACGGTAACGAGATCAAGGTTGATCATGCGCATGAGTTGGTAATAGGGAACTTGACCATAACCCCGGAAATGATGAGAGAGATAAAGAGTATGTCCACTTGCCTATTCTCTAAGGATATGGACGATATGATAGATACGCTTATCAATTTGAGTTGCGAGGGTAATTACGAGGACGGGTATATCATGGACAAGATGAGGGCCGTGTCATGCGTAAGGGATTTCTTGCGGGTGATCGAGAAAGATAAGACGATTGATTAGTTGATATTATCTTAATAGTCATTATCTTTGTGACAGAGCCAAAGAGCCGTGCCGGAGACGTATTTGTCCCCGGGCGGCTCTTCTTATTTATATGCGTATGATAAAAGCGGTGTTATTAATAGGAGGGAAGAGGTACGACGTGACGGATCACCTCAAGAACTGGGAGGACGTGGAGATATCGGCTAAGAGGAAGGATCTTGGCGGTGTCGTTCGCTCCTTCTCCAACAAGTTCGAGTTCGTGAAGGGGGCATACGACCTTCTTGAGGCCGAGTACCTATCCAATTATACGAAAGCCTCGGCCATATTGGTGATAGGCGTGTTGAACGATAGCTGGGGGTATAACGAGAAGTTTCGTTGCAAGCTCGATTTCTCCACGTACCAGAGCGACGGGTATACGATATCCATAAACGCCATTGACGATAGCGTAGCGTCCATCATCAACGCAAACAAGTCGCAGGTATACGATATCCCGGTGTCGGAGCTAAAGGAGGATACATTGTATTATGACAGGATCTATCTTAACAACAATACGAAATGGTCCATAAATCCAAATGTGGATCAAACGCAAGATGACGTATATGAGGTTATCATAAATACAAAAGACATATACACGCTATTGCCAATAACTTATATAGATACAAATTTTGCCGTAAAGAACATAATAGATGTGTCGGATCAAATATTGAGTATCCATGAGGCTACTGGCGACAATTATATGATAAAAGGGATTACGCCACATCCTATAAAAATAAAAATTTCATTCAGTATCAAAGCTGGTAAGACAAGTGAGGAGATCGTATTGGCCTTGTTTTTTGTTATACTAAACAAGGGAGGGGATATCTTACGAGAAGAAAGGACTTACATACCATTATCGGATACATATATAAATATAGATAAGACATTTGACATATCATTAGAACCGGACGATAGATTTGCCGTTTATTTCAACTCTGCGGGAGGTCATAGTACGGATATTCATTTGACAATTAAGGATGTAAAAGAGATATCCGTATCTTATATAGGTCGAAATAAGCCGGTAGAAATAGACGCTTTCTCCCCTAAAAAACTATTATCCTCGTTATTGTCAAGGATGGGCGTGTCATTGTCCGGCGATATCGTCTCCGGTTCCATGCCTATACCTTGGATGATGGCCGCTGAGAGCGTGAGAGGAATAAAGGATGCGAAGGTTCATACGTCCTTCTCCAAGTTCTGTGATTTCGCCAAGGCGTTGCTCGGGTATGATTACGAGATACTGGATAATAGCGTGCGTTTCCGACATATGAATGATTTCTTCGTCAATGAGACGAAAGAATTGGATCACGTGAGCAATATGGAGCTATCCGTGGATGAGTCGTTGATATACTCTGGGGTTGAAATTGGATTCGACAAGCAGGACTATGCTGAGATAAACGGGCGTGACGAGTTTCACTTCAAGAGCAGTTTCAGCACGGGATTGGACATAAAGGACAACATATTGTCATTGATAAGCCCGTATAGGGCAGATTGCTACGGATTGGAGTTTCTCGCTAACGAGCGTGACGAGGAATCGAAGGATACGGATTCCGACAATGACATATTTATTGTCCACGCTAGGAAAGATGGGGATAGATTAGTTCTGGTAAGAGAAGAGAATGGGGGAGCTATATATGCCGTTACGGGAGTATTGTTCTCCGACACTATCTTTAACGCCTCCTACTCGCCGAGAAATATGCTTCTCGTCAATAAGGAAAGGCTCGGGATATGCACGGATTACCTGTCTTTCACGGCCTCGGACGGAAACTCCTCGATATCGATAGGAGGCGTATCGGAGACCCTTCCTATACCCCTGCCGGTTAACGACCGGAGGATTAGGATCGATAAGGTGTCCTTGGAGACCCCGGGGTTATCCCCGTTCCCGGGTAATTACAGGGGCAAATTGTCGTTCTCGTACGCAGGGAGATCGTACGAGGGATGGGTTAGCGAGATAACGGAGAAGATAGGGAAATACCAAACGGCATCCTATTCGCTGATATTGTCTAAAATTACATGAATTTGTTTTGACAATTGATCCTTATCCCCTATATTTGTAGGACATAACAAAAAAAGAAATTAGAGCCTAAGAGCCATACCCGGCGGGAGTCGTATCCTGCGGGGTATGGCTCTTTTGGCGTTTATAGGCGTATGATAAACGTGAGCAAGATATCACCGTTGCTTTTTGACGTGGGCTATAACGGCATCGAGATGGAGCGTGAGTATATACAACGCTTCTCTAATGCCGAGAATATAACCGTGCAATGCGTAGTATCCCCTTCCACTACTTTGTCTATGAGGTTGTTCGACCTTTGCGCCAACGATAGCTTCGTCATATCCCCCACATCCTATGAGATCAACGACTCGAATAAGCTTCTGGAGTTTATCGTTCCAAGAGGGAATAGCCTTTATAGGGCTTCCATAATCGGGAGTGAGGGGCAGATAAGCAGTCTCCCCTTCCGGTTTTGCGATAACGGGGAATTGGAGGGGCTGACGGAGGTGTCCTATACCAACAGGGATAATATCACCTCGTTCGGGGCGGTATTTGAGGTTGGAAACAATCAAAGGACTTTCAAGCTATGGATAGAGGGAGGGTTCAAGTCGGATGGGCATTCCCTTAACGTTAGCAACGAGCAGTTCAGGACACAGGGGCAAGAGATCATAGAGCTTTACGCCGTACCGTATCAGGTGGACACGCTCACGATAGGGGATAACGAGGGGGTACCTTTCGAGATGGCCCGCTTGATCAATAACATATTCTGTCTGTCCGAGGTGAGGATAAACGGCGTTAGGTATGTCCGGAGCGAGTCCAGCGTACCCGAGAGGCAAGTGATAGCCGAGAGATACCCGTTGTTTGATTATACGTTTAACGTTGAGAGAGCGGAGAATATCTCCTTTAACGGGTTCACGGAACAGTCGGACGGATCTTGGGTCACGGGTTTCATAAGCGTGAACGTGGCAAACGCCAAGGACGGGCAGGTTCTGGTGTATGATGATTCCGTGGGGGCCTTTGTCAATCAATCAAACTTGGATTCGTTATGAGCAAAAAGAAATTGACCAAACATATATGGTACGGGTCGGACACGGTGATGTCCGAGGGTAAGCTGCAAGCGGCTCCTCCTCCCGTCGCTATAGATGACGGGACCAAGGAATGGCACCTCTCCGGATTGACGAGGGGCGAGTTGTTCGTGAATGATTACGCCGGAGACCCCGCCTTGTTCATCCTTGCCAGTGATAATAAGGTGCGAAGGATAGGCGGTCAAGGTTCCGGAAGCGGAGGTGAGGGGGGAGGAGGCGATTTCTCCTTGGCGCAAGGTCCGGGTATAGAGATAAAATCGGATATCAATAATATATATACGATTTCCCATAAGGATACCTCTTCGCAAGAGAGTATAAATAAGACGAAGAAGAAAGGTATTGCGTCCGTATTGCTAGATGGCTTCGGCCATGTCACGGGCTTGGATACCTGTGACATCCTCGATCTTGAGGACTTGGATAAGAGGTATCTTCGCAAGGATATCAATGACGAGGCGGCGGGAGAGATCATCTTCGACAAGAAGATAGGCTCCTCCATCTTCCTCGACGGCATGGACGGTAAGGGCTGGGAGATCAAGGCCGACGGTTCCGGTATCATGGAGGCGTTGAAGGTGCGTTCCGACATATACGCTGGCAACAAGATCGGCTCCATATCGTTCGCCCCCGGCTTCACTGGCTGGGGCACGGAGATAGACATCCCCACGGCCACTGGAACCTTTGACAACATATTCGTTAGGAAGACCTTCACGGCCTACGAGATAGTGTATTCGCAGATATACGGGTTGGGCGGCAACCAGATCGTGTCCGATATCAACAAGATAGGGAGGGTCGAGAGGCTGTCCGATCGTTGGAGATGCTACATGGACGACATGGACGGTCTCATGCTGATGAACCTCAGGGAAGGTGACGGCGTGAGGATACAGAGAAGGAACGGTATCACGTCCACTAAATATCTATTCGGTCGCTGTATCGGTATCTCATCCGACTATTTCGACGTCGCTTACCCATTGATAGAGGGTACCGGAGAGCCAGAGGCGGGGGATTTCGCCATGCGTTGGGGTAACGACAGGGATACCACCAGACAGGGCCTTATCTATCTGACATCGGCGGATCAAGGAGCGCCGTTCATTGCCGTATATGACGGTATCACGGGCGTTTCCACGCAAGACACGCTGAAGGCCCAGCTAGGCAACCTCTCCATGATCCGTACCAAGAACGGGACCCAGCTGAAGGGTTACGGGGCTTACCTGAACGGGATCTATATAGAGAACTCGTCCATATACCTCGATAACGGCATGACCGTGGAGCAGCAGTTCTACGTGATGAACGGGGAGCTGAGGAGCGAGATTGAGGGGGTGAGGAACGACATGTCTCTGGAATCCGGGAATATACTTGTCAATTCCACGTTCGGGAAGGACACGAATTATTGGGCGGAGGCCAACGACATCCATTTCATCAACGTGAGCGGCAATCTCCTGTGGGTGGGCGGTTCTTTTTACTCGGACAAGAGGAAGGTTTCCGATATCTATAGGGATGGCAACAGGAACGTGCTTCGCATCAAGGACACGTATATATTCCAGCGTAACGACGTGATGAAAGTTCCTGAGTTGGAAGAGAGCGATGAGGGTCATACGTTCTCCTTCTCCTTGTTTTATAAGGTCATGAGACGAGGTGTTTTGACGGTGGGTTTCGCCGGGCAGGAGTTGTACGACTCCTTGACCCTCGATCCGTCCGACGAGTACGTCAAGCTGTCAAAAGCCGGCAAATGGGACGGTACCGGGGATTTCAGGATCGGATTCACCGGCGAGATATTGATATACGGAGTGTCGTTGTTCAACGACCGATTGGCCGATGCCGTGATAAAGCTTGAGACGCGGATATTACAGACAGAGGAGTATATCAAGTTACTGGCCACGAAGGAGTACGTGGACTCGGAGACCGGGGCGATATATACCAAGTATGACGCTGAATTGTCGGTTATGGCCGAGGAGATATCCGCCCGTGTGACGGAGGAGCAATTCGCCACGGCGCAAGAGGCCATAACGCTGGCCAATAACGCCGCCAAGGCCGCCCAGACCGCCGCCGATAACGCTAACCAGTCCGTGACAAGCCTTAACACATACGTTGACGGCGCTTTCGCCGACGGTATCATAACGGAGGCCGAGGCCAAGGCCATAGAGAAGTACCTGAATACGGTGAACACGTCCAAGGACAGCGTGACCGCCACTTATACGAAGTTGTATTCCAACACGTACCTTGACGGTGCGGCCAAGACCGGTCTTAAATCGGCCAAGGATGTCTTGGACTCGTCTATAAGCGCCTTGATAAGCAGTATCAACACGGCCATAGCGGACGGAAAGACCACGGCCTCGGAGAAGGCCGACGTGGATAAGAAATTCGCGGCCTTCAACACGGCCATGTCCTCGTTCGAGAGCGCCGTGGAGACGGCGAACAAGTATATACAGGACAAGTTGAAGGACTATACCGATACGGCGACAAACCAAGTGAAGGTGAAGCTGGAGTCGGACTTGTCGGTACAGGCGGGACAAATCACGGGTATCTCCACTAGGGTGGACAATATAAGGAATGAGATAGACACGGCGGGATGGATCACTAAAGCAGACGGGAATACCTTGTTCGCCGCCAAGAGCTTGGAGAACGGCGATAATATCATATCGTATATCAACCAGACGGCAACCACCACCACGATCAAGGCGGAGAGGATTGACCTTGTTGGTGTGGTAACTATATCAATGCTTGATAGTAACTTGCGTGATACTATTAATGACACAGTCTTTGATGTAAATAAAGCTTCCGATATAACAAGTGCTTTCTATCGGTTTAGTAACGATGGTATGAGTTTGAATCGTAGGATAGAGGTTGGTTCCGGTTCTATTGATAATCTCTCCGTGAAAGGAGGCATTTCACCAGATGTAAATAACGTATGTTTTTGGACTGGAGGTACATATGGACAAGCCGTGAATAATGAAGCTAAGATTGTCTTACGGCATGATGGGTCAGGATTCCTAGCTAATAAGAATATCTCTTGGAATACATCTGGAGATTTAAGTATAATAGGCAAAATACAAACCTCAGATAATGGGAATAGAATCATAATAGACCCATCGACGAGAAGTATTCGTATGATTAATGATAAAAACTCCTTAACAGGAGAGATCTTGTTTAATGATATGACTGGATATCAGTCATTACCTGCATTCCATATTTATATGAGAAACGCATCTTCAGGTGTCTCCAATTATCGAGTTTCCATGGGATATTTCGGATTTGGATCTTACGATAATGGAGGAAATGTCTTGTTTAATATCTCCCCATCGGGATTAATGACATTTCCGTATATGTCAACAGTAGATCCAAAGGTGAAAGGAGCTATATGGCGGGATGGGAATATGCTTAAAATATCTTTGGGATAATATTAACAATTAAAATACAGTAAATCATGAAAGTAAATTTCAACAAGCCCCTAAAGACATTCAAGGGGGAAGACATGAAGGACGAGTTCGGAAAAGTACAAATCATCAAGGATATAGTATGCGCTAGGCTTTACTCGTCCGGCGATGACATGAATCAAGACGAGAAGTTCGAGGCTTACAACCTCATGACACGGATCAACGCCGCCGAGGGTGAATTAGATATCAGCGACAAGGAATCAGTATTGATAAAGAAATGTTGCGACAAGACGTTGACCGCAGGGGCCTTCGGTCAGATCTTTAACATTTTAAACGTATGAGACCATGGAGATAACGAGCGATACTAGGACAATAAACGGCTACTCGGAAGTAGCCGGTATCAAGATACAGTATTCCGCCTCGGTCAAGACCGATGAGCGGATAGACCGGATAACAGGCTCTTTTATCAAGGACGGGGTACGTGTGGGATCTCTGGCCTACGAGCGTAACGGGCAATTCTTCATGTCGGTGGACAAGCCCGGCGTGATAACGAGCAAGGAGGATGCGGTGGCCATCGCCACTCAATTCTTTAACGACACTTACGGGATGTTGAACAGTCAAGCGGTGGAGTAATATGGAAAGCATCATCCTATCATCGGGCACCGAGGTGACCCCCGAGGACATCCAGAAGATAGCGTCGGCGGTCAACGACCTCTTGCTGACCACGTCGAAAGACCCGGGGCAGTACGAGGAGGCCGATAGCCTGCAAGGTATATCGTCCTTGCCGGTGTTCAGGCAATCCGGCTCGGCCTATGATCTCGTGCGTGTGGCCATATCCTTGTTGAGGGGCGTTGACGGGAAGCAGATCGTCTTGCAGATCACCGCAGATTACATACAGTGGCGTTACGAGGACGGGATGTGGCAGAACCTCATACCGCTCGCCGACTTGAAGAGGCCGGCCACGGAAGCCGCCGCCGATGTGCGTGAGAGGATGGACGCTATCGTGAGCGAGGTGAACGCCTTGAAGACCCAGTTCGAGAACGACGTGAGGCACGCCTTGGAGAGGGCGGACGCGGCAACCGAGAAAGCGAACACGGCGGCAGAGAACGCCAAGTCGGTGTCTGACCACCCGGGCTATATCGGCGATGATTTCCATGTCTACACGTGGAATTACGCTACCGGGACCTATATCAAGACGGACAGGATACTGAAACCGGAGGCGTTCACGATCTACAGGGTTTATAAGTCAGTATCGGCCATGGAGGCGGACAAGTCTAACGTCCCGGAGGGTAAATTCGTCATCATCAACACGGGCAGCGTGGAGGAGGAGGATACCGGCAAGCTATATCTCAGGACATCCACGGGCTACGACTATATCGTGGACGTGTCCGGCATGAGAGGCTTCACCGGGAAGACCCCGCAATTCTCCATAGGCACCATAACGGCGGGCACGTATCCTTCCGTATCGTTGTCCGACGGGGGCACGGACGCATCCGGCGACCCCGTATACAGGATGAACTTCGTGTTGCAGAGAGGCCCTAGGGGATTCTCTCCCAAGATATCGATCGGGAAGGTGACGACCGGTCTCCCGGGAACGGCGGCCCAAGCCACGATAACCGAGAAGGGAGAGACCGAGGAAGGGGTACCATTGGCGGAATTAGATCTTACCATCCCGCAAGGACAGGACGGATCGGTAGTCGGCGTATACAAGACAAGGGAGATCGACCATGTCCCGGGGGTTAACGACGTGACCTACGAGGAGGGCGGCGAGACCAAGAGCTACCCTATAGGCGGTGAGGTCTATCTAAGGGAGTCTCCCGGAGACGTTACGTTCTACAAGCTCCACGACATAGTGGAGGGTAAGGCCATATGGGAGGAGTCTTCCGGTGCCGCCTTGCCGGGGAACGTCTACTTGACCGGGGCGAATTACTACAATGAATCAGTAACAATAATAGATAAAGGGATATTATCATGAGCAAGAGAGGAGCTTACGTATACCAACAGATAGAGCAGTCCACCGCCGAGTGGACGGCTGACAGCACCATATACCCGCCGTCGCTATGGCTTTTCGAGCGGTTAGCAAACGGAAATTTAAACATGAAGTTCTCGGACGGTATCCATACGTACTCCGAGCTTCCATTGGTGATGCAAGACATCAAGGTGAGGATAAAGACTAACACGGATACGGAATACGTCTTGGAGATAACCTCCGCTGAGGGAACCATAACCACGCCTAACTTGCGTGACCATTACGACGATACGGATATCCGGAATCTGGTCACCGGTCTAAGGACGGACGTTAATAAGTTAAAGCCCGTTGTCACATCCACCCCGTCTAACGGCCAGATAACCATAACGCCGGACAAGGCCCAAAACGAAGATCCGGACGTGTCGATAACGCTGGAGACCAAGGGGGACAAGGATAAGTCTCTGATGGCTGATGGCAAGTACCGCAAGCTGCCCGTGTACGGCAGGAACCTGTTGCTGGGATCAGGGAAGGAGGTGAGTAACTCGAATTACAATATCGCTGATTATTGGCTAACTGAACCGATATCTAAAGGAACACAAGTAACATTGACTATTTTTGGAGAATTGGGTGATGATAAGGAAATGTTCACTATATATAACTCTACTGGTGCAGTAGGTTCTATGGCTCAGTTCAGTAAGGCTGACTTTGTGAATGGGAAGGCCAGTAAGACTTTTAAATGGATTACTAATATCGGAGATGCAGTAGCTGATAATACACATATGGTTGTATTTAGTTCTCCTAAAACTGGCACATCAACTTCCACCATCCATAAGATTAAACTTGAATATGGTGACATTTCGACCGAGTGGTCTCCAGCTTGGGAAGATATACCAGATCTAGAAGAAAGATATGCATACGGTGTTGAATGGGATACTGCATCATCTAGTCCTGATGGAGTTAGAGTAGGTAATATGCAATTGCATAGGGATTTGCCGGTGCAGAGCGGGATGAGAGGAGTCGTGTTAGATAATAATGGAGGAGTATATTATTATCATGAACCAACGGCATGGAAGATGACATTTGCGTCTAAAGATTATGCGTCAATGGTAGAGATTCCCGATCATTGGTATAAATTATATATAATTGGAACTAAATTTAGAATGATGTTATCTTCGATTCCATTGCCCGGATACAAGCATATAAGCAAATTCTATATAGGCTCAAGTGAGGCGCAAATGCTTAGATCTTTAGGGTTATTGATGTCGGATAAAACAAACTCTACTGATACAAGAGGCGGCGACAACACCTCCGAATGGGACAACACCTACCGTTCCTTATTGGGTTGTCCCGTCACCAACCTTACCCGAGACCAATTCCGGCAAGCCGCAAGGAAAAGAGGCAGCGGATGGGAAATGTATACCTATAACGCCCACAAGACACTGTTCTGGCTATTCGCCGTCGAGTACGCCACGCTGGACAGCCAGAAGCCTTTCAACGCCCAGAAGGACGCTAACGGCTTCGCACAAGGCGGCCTAGGTCCGGGACCAACGCAAATGACGGATTGGACTAACTTCAACAAGATCAATCCACTTATCCCATGCGGCTATACCAACGAGTTCGGGAACGGCTCGGGAGAGAAGGCATATGTCGTGAAGAACGCTTCCGGCGGTACTCACGCCACGTTGATGGCTAACAGGTATCGTGGTATAGAGAATCCGTTCGGCCATATATGGAAATATACTGACGGGGCCAATATACAGGTCACCACAGGCGATGCCGGATTATCCATATTATGGACTACCGATGACCCATCGAATTTCAGCGACACATCTTACACAGGCTATAACAAGAAAGGCAACATCTGCCGTACCAATGGTTATGCCAAGAAGATGCTCCTAGGTGAGGATGGTGATATCGTAGCTACGGAGATCGGCGGTAGTAGTTCTACCTACTGGTGCGACTACTATTACACCAACACATCGGCTAACCGCATGCAGGTGGTGCTGGTTGGCGGTGCTGCGGACGGCGGGTCGTATGCGGGCCTCGCTTACGTGCATACGTCTTATGCGCTTTCCGATGCGGCTCGTAGCGTCGGTTCGCGCCTTTGCTTTTTCCCCGAATATCGTAAAACGTCGGCGTAGCCGCACGTATCACGTCGGGATTTTTTTGTATAACGTTTAATGAGGATAAAAATGGAAGAAGAAAAGAATAAAGATGACGGCAGCTTGTCGTTCTTGAATATCCCAAGGGATAAGAACTCAAGGCATTTTAATTGTCCGGAGATCACCCAACAGAAGTTGACGAATCTCACGTTCTGGGTAATTGATTACATGGATGGCGTGTCCACCAAGTTCGGGAAAGACAGGGCGCTTGTCATGATCAAGGAGAATCTAGAGGATAAGGATAGTGATGCCAAGAAATTCTTTACGAACTCCCAAGAGATCAAGTACGTTCTTGGTAAGATAAAGGAGATGGACAAGTTCCCGAGGAAAGTGACGATGCGAGCCTCCGGGAACAGGTATTATCTCGAATGACGGAATGAGGGTCGATCATCCCTAGGTGGTGCTGGTTGGCGGTAATGCGGACAACAGGTCGAATGCAGGCCTCGCTAACGTGAATACGAATAATGCGCCTTCCGATGCGAATCGTAACATCGGTTCGCGCCTATACTTTTAGAGAGGGGAAAAGATATTTAGATAACAAACAGGGATGGTGGCCTCGCCTCTTGGCGAAAAAAGTCTCCCCATATAAAGGGTGTTGGTAGGGAAACCGAAGACTCCCTATGATAAAAAGCAAATTAATGACAATAAAATGAAGAGAATAGGGAATTTATTTGATAAGATAGCGAATATGGACAACTTGATACTTGCGGACATGAAAGCCCGAAGGGGAAAGAAGGATTCATACGGCATAAGGTTGTTTGACAAGGACAAAGAGGGTAATCTAAGCCGTTTGCTAAAGTCTCTGCTGGATGGCACATTCAAGACTTCCAAGTACCGGACTGATACCATCTATGAGCCAAAAGAAAGGATCATCTTCAAGCTCCCTTATTATCCGGACAGGATATTGCATCATGCCATAATGAACGTCATGGAACCTATATGGGTTTCCGTGTTCACGGCTGATACGACATCATGTATCAAGGGAAGAGGAATAACGGAGGCGTATAAGAGGACAAGACGGGCTTTGTCCGATCGTGAATCCGTCTATTGCCTCAAGGTTGATATCCGCAAATTCTATCCGTCAATAGACCATGAGGTGTTGAAAGGCATCGCTCGGAAGAAGATCAAGGACGATCGCTTGCTTATGTTGTTGGATGAGATCATCGATTCCGCTCCCGGCGTTCCGATCGGGAACTATCTTAGCCAATATCTTGCGAATCTTTATCTCGCCTATCTGGATCACGAGATAAAGGAGATTATAGATATAAGGCATTATATCAGATACGCGGATGACATGACTTTTTTCCATCATGATAAGTGTTTCTTGAGAAACGTATTACTTCCGTGGCTTATCGATAGATTGGCCGTGTTGAAGTTGGAGCTGAAAGGGAATTACCAGATATTTAAGATCGCTGAGAGAAGATCGGATAAAAGCGGCCGTGGTATAGATTTCGTGGGGTTCGTTTTCTATAAGGAGCATATACGGATAAGGAAGAGGACAAAACAAAATCTATGCCGTGCGGCGGCTAGATTGAATAAAGTCCCGAATATATCCTTAACGGAATACAAGGCAGGTCTAGCCGGTTGGCTGGGCTGGATATATGATAGCGATAGCAAGCATTTAGCTAAGAAAATTTTAAAACCAGAGTTTTATGAAGCGATCATGGAGCGACACAATGCCGCCTAAAATAGAGCGGGACGGTGACGGTTCCTACCTGTACCGGTGGGACGTTAGAGAGGAGACAAGGGAGATGGGTGACGATATGTCCCCCGTGATCTCCTATAGTTACAACGAGGTCAGGGTATGGCCTACGTTGACGGCCAACAAGATATTGGAGGCCTGTATCAACGCCCTATGGGACAAGGACGTGGAGCAAAAGAAGCTGAACGACTACAACGCCGCCCAGCTGGGCATACTGGACTTGTCATACGTGGAGTCTTATAAGACGTTCCTTAACGAAAGGAAGGCGTTGAAAGACCGTGTGGATAGCGATTTCGCCGAGTGGGAGGCGGCGAGAGAGGATGAGAGCATAGTGGTTGTTTAACTAATTAAAAAAAAGGATCGGAAGAATGGATTGGACGATGATGTTAACCGCCGTATTAACCTTTGTTGGAGGAGGTGGTCTTGGAGCAGTGCTGATGTTTCCGCAAAAGAGGAAATCGGCCGAGTTGGAGAATGAGACGAAAGCGAGTGAGCAATGGAAGGAATTGTATATCAAAAGTCAGGAGGAAAAGAAAGGTTTGAGCAATCTTATAGATAAACTATACGACGATCAGGGACATTTTCGTGACGAGAATAACCGTCTTACAACCCAGATAGCGGTATACAAAGTACTTAAATGCAGAGATTTGAAATGTACCAATAGGAATCCTCCTATCGAGAACAATATAAATAGTGAGGATAAGGAGGATAAAGATTGCGATAAAGAAGGCTCCCCAGATCCAAAAGGATAGGGGAGCCGGATAAATTTTAGCTTCCTGTCTTTCGCAAGGGAGGATAGCAAGGTTAACAAAGCGTCACAAATATACGAATAAAATCAAATAACAATGGCAGAGAAAAAATTACCTAGAGGGTTGCGAAACTGCAACCCGGGAAACATTCGGATCAATAGTGATCTCTTTCAAGGCGAGATACGACCTAGCAAGGACAAGTCGTTTAAGCAGTTCGAGACTATGGCCTATGGCTATCGGGCGATCTTTAAGATCCTGTCGAACTACTATAACAACTATAAGCTTGACACGATTCGCAAGATGATAGGAAGATGGGCGCCAGAAAACGAGAATGATACGGACGCTTACGTTAAGGCCGTATCCGATTACGCCGGTATCCCGGCTGATGATCCTATCAACATCAACGATCGTGAGCAGATGATCCGAATAGTAGCGGGGATGAGCAAGGTCGAGAATGGGATAGAGGCTGATATGTCGGATGTTATAGCTGGATGGAATTTACTTTAACAATAACAAGACCTAATGCTGTAGAGGTAAGCGTAAAATAAAATGGCAACTAAAAACATGACATTTGGAGAAGCTTTAGAGGCTATCAAAAAAGGAGAGTTGGTTTGTCGTGAAGGATGGAATGGGAAAGGCATGTTTATTTTTCAGCGTCCTGAAGATTGTCTGTCTACGGACATGGTCGTGAATAAGGTTAAATCCCTACCTGATGCTGTCAAGAAATGGGTTGCTAGTAAATATGGAGACTCGGAAACGGACAAGATCAAGTTCACGGCTTATTTGTGTATGAAAGCCGCTGATGATACTATCGTAAATGGCTGGTTGGCATCTCAAACGGATATGCTAGCTACGGATTGGATGATCGTTCGATAGATGAAACCGTGGCATATCATATTAATACTAGTGTGCTTGGTAGCCAGTTTCACGGCTGGCTACCATGTCCGGGGAAATGTAGCCAGTGATTCGATATCCAAGACCGACACGTCCGCCAAGGTGGATACGATCCATGACAGCATCCCGTACCCGGTCTATGAGACACTGGTACGAACAATACCTGAGCCTTTTCCTGTCTACATTACATTAGACGGTGACACGATTAAGGAACCTGTATATGTTCCGGTACCGATAACTCAAAAGGAGTACAAGACGGATGATTATAAACTGTCGATTTCGGGTTACAAGCCTAATCTTGATTACATCGAGGTTTATCGCAAGACTGAGTATATAACCAAGACGATCACCCCACGTAGATGGGGAATCGGTGCGATAGCCGGTTATGGGATCGGTAAACACGGGTTGTCTCCCTATGTAGGGATAGGCGGGTTCTATAGGATTTGGTGAGGCTTCCGTGGCTCACACCCGGGAAACCTCTGATAATAGAATGAATGCGTTATATGAATAACAAGGGCTGACGTTTTTTGTTCATGATAATTTATATTAGTTTGATGGTGACTTCGTGAGAACGAGCCGGAAAGGGAGGATAAAGAAAAAGAATCTTCCCTAAATAATCGGATCGGAAGTTTGATTATTTTTTCATGCCACGCACGACGGGAAGATTCTTATATGTCTTTCTGCCGTGCATTTTTTTGCCCGGCTTGATAGTAAAACAAACCACGAAATAAAAAGTTTATGAATAAGGTGGAAATTTTTTACAAAAAAGTGATAGAGGCAGTCTGCAAGGAGT